AATGATATGGTAATGCTTGCTTTTACTAAGTACGCCAATCTTATTGGAGAACAATACAATGTCTAAGTATAGTTTTATGCAGACTCCCGAACAAAGACAGAGAGCGGAGTACTATAAAAAAAGAAGAGCAGTTAAATCAGGAGATATGCCTTTACTTACAGATGCAATGGTTCAAGATCAGCCCATTGAAACAATGTCTGAGCTTACACAAGAAATGGCACTAAGTGATGCTACTTTTGAGTTTGCTACACCAAATATGCCTTCCGCTTCTGATGTTATGGCTACTTTTGATAGAGGAACTGATGGACTATGGGCAGATGTAGGTGCTGATGTTACAGGAAGCATTATGTCAATTACTCAAGATCTGTATAAAGCAAATGCACAAAAGAAAAAACAAAAACAACGACTAGCAATGAAAGAAGGACAGGAGCAGTTAGGCGGTATAGGAGAAAGGCTTCGTCAAGAAATTGAATCAAACGCAATAGCAAGAGAAAATAATCAAGCCGTAGCTTCTTTAGATATTCCTAAAAGAACTAGAGAGATCAAAGACGAGATCTCATTAGAAATGGCTAAGAGGCTTTTTACTATTGAAAACGGAAGCCAAGAATATAGTGATGTAGTTGAATCAGCTTTGTTAGAACGTGGACTAGAACCCGGAACCTTTGATTCTTTACCAATGCAAGATAGGATGGATATATTAGAAACAGCTTTTATTCATGAAGATAATCCATTCTACAATTTATTTGGTGTTGAAACAAACATTAGAAAAGAAAATCTATGGGCAGATTTGCAAGAGTCGATTAATGTTATAGATTATGGAAAACAAACCGAACAAGTAAAAGAATTTAGACAACAACTTGTTCAATCAAGTTTACAAACAAAAGGATTAAATGATCAAGATTCAACAGATAGTGGTTATGAATTTGTTCTTGGAGGAGGAATTCCATTAGATTTTAAATACATAAATGATCCTGTTAATAATCTATTTCCCGGTGATCCAGAATCTTACGAAACTGAAGATGGTAGAAAACTTTTTGTTT